ATGCCACATTCAGACCTGCTTCCTTCCCTGCTCTTCAAGATCAACGAAAACCAACTGGCCCTGGAAGCCGCCATCATGGAGCTCTCGAACTGGGTCGAGCATCGCGGCGCGGCCGAGGTTGCCGATAACATCCGCGGCGCCCTGGTTGCCATCGACCGAAACGAAGAATTCATCAACATGACGCTCGCAGTGATGATGACGCCGGATTGACAATCGACAGGAGCAGAATTACACCGCGATTCTAAAGGGGTAAGGCAAAGTACTCTGGGCCAATGAAACCGGGGGTATTCTTACTTTGGATACCCGGTTTTAACCTGCTTTACACGGTCAGTGGTACAAAAATTGGTACAAGCTTCATTCCCTCCTACGGCGTCCTGCCTACCGTTCGTCAGTTAGCAATACTGCTGCTACGCTGAAAACTCCACGGAGGATTCGCGATGCCAAATTCAGACCTGCTCCCTTCCCTGCTCTACAAGATCAATGAAAATCAGCTCGCCTTGGAAGCCGCCATCATGGAGCTCTCAAACTGGGTCGAGCAGCGAGGCGCGGCCGATGTTGCCGACAACATCCGTGGTGCCTTGGTCGCCATCGACCGCAACGAGGAATTCATCAATATGACGCTCGCAGTGATGATGACGCCGGAGTGACTTTGCGGTGTCAAAGCCTGGGATGCCGCATAAAAATAGCCAAATGCCTTTATAATCAAGGCCTTGAGCTATAAATCAGCTACGAAAAACAGCTACTTTTGCGACTGTTTAGAACCCAATAAACATTGGTCCAAACGGTTGCGTTTTGGGGAAGAATTTCCCGCAGAAAATCCCACCCCCGGCGTCCTGCCGAACGAGCACTACCCCCCACAACAATCACTCGTCGCCTGCCCCTCGCGAAAATATCACGTCTCGAGTACTGTATATCCAAACAGTACTTGATAAGGCATCACCGTGGACCCGAACGAAATCGAAGACACCAGCGATTGGCTGGGCTCGCCATCCAGGCTGGAGACCGTCCAGCATTACGCCAGCATGCTTGAGGAAGACGTCCAGGCGCTGAAGCGGGAACTGCGCGCGGCAAAGGAAAACATCACGGGGCTGATCCAAATGAACGACCAGCTTTCTGCCGATCTCGAAAGGAAACGGATCTGGATGGCAAACCTCGAAGCCGAGACCACTGATCAGTTAGCGAAGATCCAAAGCTTGTCGCGAGTCGTTGACCAAAAAGACATGAAGATTCGCGAACTGGAAGCGCTCAAGCTCAACCACAGGAGATGACCATTTGCGGACGGCCATAGGATAATTATTTCTCGAGTTGAGCCCGGCAACTCACGTAAGCGTCGCTGCCAGGTATCGCACCGTATGATCGGCACTTCTGATCATCAGCCAATTCTTTGCTGGACCGCTCTTCCGCCGCCGCCTTCATCCGACGCTGTCGCTCGGCGTAGCCATTTGTTCCTGGCAAGCAATCCGCACGAGGCGTACCAAGCGCACACTCACCCGGATGATTCGCGCAGCCTGCAATAAAAACGATCAACGCAAACAAGATGAAAGACTTCATGGTGGCCTCCGGGGTTTGGACTGCGCACCATCTTATCTGTAATCGCCTCCACCATTGTCTCTGGATGACCGCTCGCTCAGGGCACATCCTTGAAAAAAATGTGGTGGCCCAGCGTCAGTGTCTGCTTTGCACCCTTGGCCCAGGTCGGTGGCTTGCGCATGGTCGTAGCATAGTAGTGAGTGGCGCCGCCGGTTGGATCCGCCACCTTGCCGTCAATGACCTGATCGACAGCGATGCGCGCCTGCGCCAGCTCGCGGAACGGGATCTGCTTCACGCCAATCAGGAACTGATAGTTCGGGTCCGTCTTGTTCCAGCAACTGAACTGGTAAGGCTTCTGGCAAACACCGGCATAGCCCTCGCCCCACCACGACTTGGCATTGCCGTCGTTGACGCGGTTGCGGATGGTCCAGGCTACGGCGATCTGGCCGTTCAACGATTCCCCGCGAGCCTCACCCCACAGCGTGCGAGCTAGGATGTCGCGGTCTTTATCTGATACAGGCATGTTTTCTCCAGGTAGCAAAAAGCCCGCACATGGCGGGCTATCAAATTCAAGGCGTAAAAAAACCGCTCAAGGCGGTCCGGTTTCGAAAGCGAATAGTCTTCAGACGACGATTCCGCGTCGCGCCGCATAGGCCCGAAGATCAGCCACTGTACGGGCCAGCTCATCAGCTGTCAGGGCGACGCTGTGGCATTGAAACAGCGCGATGTCCACGTTGCCTTTTTGGCTGTTCGAGTAGCCGCTGCCAATGCGGAGAGTCCGGGTCGACGGACGACGCGGTTTTGTCTGAGCATTTAAAATGGAAAGATTTGCAGTGTGGCTCTTGGTGGTTACACCATTTGCCGCAATTACAACGGAATAGAGCCCCCAACTGCTCAGCGCCACCGGGTTGACCGAGGCCACTACGTTAGAGTTGCCCGGATCGTCGTCACCAAAACCGCCAGTGCCTGACACACGGTCAGCGGCCGCGCCGTACAGGCTGACGCCGGACGTGACACCGGTAGCGAAGCACCCGCAAATCAGCGGCGTAGTATCCGGGGTGCCGGGAACATCCGCGCTACGGGCAATCACCAGCATCGTGACTTCACTGGTTTCCTGAATTTGGGTTTGAACATAGTTCGTCATCCCCTTGCAGCTGATGAAGCCAGCGGCCACCTGAGGCGAGCCGACAATGGCACCGGCGGCCTTGCCCGGCGCATAATTTCGGGCACATTTCTCAAGCGAAGTATTGAGGAAGAAAACTCCCTCCAGGCCGCGACGTACTGGTGCGGCATACTCAGTTGCATATTGTTCGGCATCAACGCCTTTGGCTACGACTTGAACACCCATCGATAAATCCTCTTTTTAGAAACCCGTCTTGCGATCGTACTCAAACATCACGCAAGGGTTGTGCAGGGCAAAAGTGTTGCCCAATGGCGATACAGCGGTGTCGTACAGGCCATGGGTATCCCGCAAGTTCCCACGGGCGCCAGTTGCTGGGCCGGAATGCGCCGCGTCGCCTACCCGACCGCGCGCATAGGACAACGTCGCGTCAGCTGCGGCCGGTCGCGAGAGGGCCAGACGAACAGAGCCAGGCGCATTGATTGCGACGCTGGTGATTAAATTCGACGCCAGCACACCGCCTTCGCGAATATCAAAACCAAAATTCGGCGTCAGGGTGGCCAGCGCGGCATCCAGTACCAACTCCCCTCGCGGCACATGAAACTGGATGTCGACGTGGTCGTCTTTCCAGTCCACGCCGATGGGCTCCAACGGGCGCCATTTACCATGACGACGGATCATGGTTTCGTAGATCGCTCGACTCTTGTACTCGCCCATCAACCAGCTACCTTCGTTAGTCAGATGCAGATTGTCGGCTGCTACCGGGAAGATGTAGCACGGCACGGCCAAGGCCACGTCGGCGCGCTGCCGACTGATGCGCCATTGAGTCAGGGCGATCGGCATATCATCGCGTCCGTATTTGCGGTGCGCGGCCACCTGGTAGGTAAACAGATACGGCCGGAACTTCTGGCCGGTGATACCGACAATGTTCTCGGTCAGGGTGTCGAAGAGGGAAAGCTGGTACTGCATGTACTGATAGGGGGAGTTTTCGAACTCTCCCGTAGAGATGTAGTTAGTCTCGCCTTGATCCCAAGAGTAGGCCCACACCGAATACGTTTTGCCCAAGCTGGCGGCGAGCGCGGCTGTGTCGGAGATGGTTTTCACCATGCCCACAAAGTCGTTGTTTTTACCCATCGGTGGCGGAGATAGATCCTCAATCGATTTGCCTGAACGCCCTGGGGAAGTGCCGACCATGACCCATTTATCAGCACTCTCACCAGCGGCCACAGCCCGTCTGGTAATACCGTTGCAGATGCCCGTTACAGGCGTCTCCCCCTCCCCAGTAGTTCCGGACTCAACGAGCGGGACAAATGACGAAGGGTCATAGCCCCCCTCAAATGAACGCAGCTTCACGCCACTGGCCAGCATTACGTTGGCAAAGGGCTGCGTCAGCGAGATAGCCGGGATCGAACTCACGCCGCGAGACAGCGACTGGCCATACTCGATCACCTGTTTGTAATCGGTACGCTGCTGCTGGTCGAGCACGGCGACCGGCAGTGGAATAACCGGAGCCGGCGGAAGCGAAGGCGGAGGTCCGAAATACGCCTTGTTGTTGTCGACTCGCCCGAAAACAAACCCGTATTGGTCAACGTACTCCGTACCGGGACGATCCATTGGGCGGGTCACCCAACCATTGATATCACTGCCGCCAGCACCAAGACGCGCAAACAGGAAGCCGCTAGCGTCTGAAACCTCCAGACCATCACCCGCGTTACGCAGTTTCGCCGAAAGCATATCCAGCGCGCCGTCGACCATGAGCTTGAGCAGGGTGAAGCGATTGGAATCCAGAAACGAGCAGGCGATATCACCGGCTTCGCCGTTGTTGAAGTCGATCAGCTCGCGCATGGCTGCCAATGCGCTGGCCGCGGGGTAACGCTTGATCTCAAGTGCAGTCCCCGCCTCGTTGCGGTAGAGGATGACGTACTCCTCCACCCCAGCAGCGACCACGCTGAAATACCCACCGGCGACGGTGCCGGCCAGCCCAGCCGCCACGCTCAGGTAGACCATTGCGCCGCTCATTTGCGCGGCCAGATCAGAGATGGCCTTGGCATTGGTGGGGCGCATGACGCCACCGCCAACATCCATCATCTTGATTTTATCGGACAGCAACAGTTCGTTGGCTGTGTCGATCGTCACGGTAAGCCGGGCGAGATCCGAAGGTCCGCTCATATTTTCTCCAGACACAAAAAAACCCGCTCAACGGCGGGCCATAGAATTGAAAGGTGATCGGTTAATCGAGCGGTTAGGTGGAGACAGGCCAGGACTTCGAGTACCAGCGCTGCAACAATCCACGCAGTTGGGCATTCATGACGCCAATATCCATGCCGGCCAGCAGGTCAGTGAGTTCTGCCTCGGTAATAATCGGCATTTCAAAAAGCGAAAGAACAGCGGTGTATCGCCAAAGGTTGACGCCCACCAGAGTCGGCCCGTCGTAAATATCCGTGAACTGGGCTTGTGACTGCATCAGGCCGAGCGGGCTCTTTATGGGACACATGAACCAATCGGCCCAGCCTATCCCCCATTTGCACCAACCCTCAAACAGTCGAGCCTGTTCGGCATTGCACAGCCACGAAACGGATACCTCAGTTGGCACGCTCCGGTATCGACGCCGGTTTCTGGCGCGGCCACTTACAAAGGGAGAGCGAACGATGGGGCTTGTCGGCTTGAATCCGTATCCGTCTCGCAACGGCAGCGGAATGCCGTCAGGCATTGTCAGCATGATTCGCGTTCCTTAGTTGTCGGCGAAGTTGTCGTCATCCGCATACACGCGCGGGTCATAGTTGACAGCCTCGACGTCCGCCGAGTGATCGCCGGGGTCAATTGATGTGATCAGAACCGGGTAGCACCAGCGCGTCGACTCGCCGAACAGCAAGTGTGGCGGCTCGATATCCCAAGAGACATCCGGCTCAAAATCCAGCGAAGGGACGGTGAGCCTGTAGTCGTCGACGCGAGTTGCTGGCCAGGGCCCGCTTACAGTTCCATCCGGGCGCCGCAAGCCGACAACATGGGCAACGCCTGATTTCCAAGTCAGGGGTTCGGAGCTCTCCAGAAGCACAAGACCGTTGCCGGTCGTGATTCCCAGCAGGAGGGAACTTTGCCCGTAACCTGGGATGTCATCAGCTACCGCGTCATAACTGAGATATCCGCTGTTTAATGCGTCAAACTCAGTGCTCCAGCTATAGCTTTTGTTGCGATAGACCTGGGCGCGCCGCATGCGCCTTCCTATTCGCCAAGCTTTATCGCGGTTGGTGACCCCTTTCAGCGTGACAGTTTGAACGCGTAGCCCAAGGTCGCCTGGCAGTCTGCACCTGACCACTTCAGTCGCGTGTGTTACCTCGTCGATGTACTTGATGTCGACGCCGTCGTAATCGTCAGGCCCTGGCAAAGTGAAGCTGCGCTTGAGCTGCTCGGTCATGTTTTGAGGCGTGTACATATGGCCGATCTGCGTTCGCAGCTCATCACGAACTGGCGTCACCCGGCCGCGCTCGAGTGTGAACTCGGCAAACCCTGCCAAAAGGGCGTCATTGATGCACTCCTTGACCGTGCTGTCGTCCTCAACCTTGTAGTCAAAGTAATCCCCGCGCGGTGACCAGATCGCCCCATACCGCGCAAACTCCTCGAGGTCGAGGTCGCTATCGGTACCGCCGGCCGACTTCATCACGTAGTTCACCCAAGGCACGATGTCGCGTGTGGCCACGGGGGCAGTCCACGCACCGCCAGATAGAATAGGCAGCTTCCTTGTGGCGATCACCGACACCTGATTTTGCGATTGAGCCGATAGCTTGTCGCCGCCGCGCACGTAAAGCGCCATGGTGGTGCAGTCCTTATAACTGCTCGGCGCCTTGTCGATGCGGCCGCGTAACCCATACCACTGCACACGATTGAACTTGAAGTTTTCCGGCGACTCTTCCCCAATTCTACGAATCCTGACCTCTGGCCGAATGTAGGACGGGGCCAGAATACTGCGCGTGTAACCCTGCTGATCCGGGCTCATCGCCGTGAAGGTGTAGGACACACTAGTCCATGCTCCAGCGGTCGAAGCATCACGATACTGGACCTCGACTTTCGCCGAGTGCGAGCGGGTGTTCCCATTCTTTTCGGTGTATCGAACCAGCCCCTGCGGAAAGAAGAAGTCCACTTCAAAGCGGCGAATGACCTCACCTTCAGGACAGGCATAAAAAGGCCCAGCCCAGTCACCTTCGGTTGTCGAACCATCGAGGGTGATGGATGCTGTATTGGTCTCGATGTCGTCGAACCCTGGCCAGCTCTCATCTTCCGCGCCGGTATCCTTCAGCCGAATCACGGTGATCGCCGAAGGACCGTGGCTTTCGTCGATGTCTGTGGTGCTTTCGTTATCCTCTACAGCGTCAGCCGATACCGATGCAATTCGGTAGCGAAGATCGCGATATCCAATGCATGACCAGAGGGTTCCGGTTTGAAGGCCAACGGCAGGTGCACCGCCATCGTAAGCCAGAGTGATTTTCGCAGGGACAGCATCAGCGGCCGCGACTGTCTTCACGCCAGTGACGAACGCCGGTGTCGACCCGAAGACCGTCGACGAAGATCCGCCCAAAGTTAGCGCTACCCCGCTGAACGGCGATGCAGACTCGGCGATCCGCAGGAAGCTGCCTGAGGCACTAGCAACAAGGCCTGTACTGACCAGCTTGGCATTTACGGCTGTCACCAGGCCGGCAAGGTTGGTGGTCGCAGTGTTCAGAGTTATGGAATAGTTGCTCGCGCCCCGGCTCACCGTGAACGTTAGCGGTGTCACGTTGAAGTCGTAGCGCGTCGGCGCTGCGTTACCAGTGACCATAGACGCGCTACCCGTAACCGCTGGTACTGCCGGAACGTAAGGCGCATAACTGGCCACCACGTAATCGCCGGCATTGGCGCCGGCGATCTCGATCTTCATGCCAACAAATGGCTTGAGCATTGGGATATGGTCACCGCTGATGACGGTAGCCGAGCCATCTGCAGGCGCAGTGAACACATAGGGATAAAGAACTTCAATGCGCGCGATCAAGCCCGCAGCCCAGCCCGTCGGGAACCACCCCGCTCCAACGGGAACGGATACCACGTAATCGCTGAACTGCACGGTAGCTGCATTGAGCTGTTGATCGATATTGGTGGTGGTGGTCAGCGTCAGGCCGGCGCTACCTGTAGAGGTAGATCCGACCTCATCCGAGTTGTGCCACCAAAGCCGGGCAGGCTCGGCAGCTACAGATTCACCTGGTCCATAAATGGCATAGCTTGCCGTGCTGCCGAGCGACGCAATCGGGGTTCCACCAATTCGCACCTGTCCAGGCTGGATCTCAAACTCGCCCACACCGAGGCACAGCAGCATTTCGACCCACTGAACCTTCGGATCGGTGCCGAAATAGCGACGTGTCGGGGTGAGGTAATCCGGGAAAATCTCGTTCTTCCCCGCGCACTCGCGAATCACATCGCCCAGCCTCACCTGGTTTGCCGTGGTTTTCGCCAACCCTAGCCCCTTGCCAGATGCGGCGTTGCTCGCCGAACTGGGGGTGACCAGTGGTTTCTGCGTCAGCATGACCACGCCGACAGCAACAATGGCAGCGACAACAGCCCAAGCCGCGATCTCCAGGCCGGTGCCCTTTGGCTCTGGATAAATGCGAACAACGTCATCCGGACCAAACTCCACCTTGTTCCAGCCGGTCGGCGCAACGAACAGGCCGTTGACTTCGATGCTGATTGGCGGTGATTCACGCACCTGGTAGCTAGGCACCTTGGCTACCAACCAGCTTTCGAGGGTCATCACGCGATCAGTCTTGTGGCGCTCCAGCGGCTGGCCTTCAAGTTTGCTCGGGTAGAGTTCGATCACGGTGATAACTCACTGTCAGGTATTGGTCTTGAAATTTGCGTAGCGGCTTAATGGTCGCGCCGGATGGCTTCATTTCCATTCCGTGAAGCCGGCTGTCGACCTCGATGATCACGGCGACATGAATGCAGATCTGGCCGCGCCACACGCAGGCGATCGCGCCGACTTCAGGCTCGCATCGCTCCATGGCAGCAGCGCCCTCGTTCACCGCCTTGGTGAATTCCTTCGGCATGGTGTTGCGGACGTAGCCCCAACTGGGAAGCAGGGGCAACCCGTAGACCTCATGTCGGACAAGTCGAGCCAGGCCCCAACAATCCAGCCGCGCAGGGCCGCGCCCGCCATCCTCGTAGGAAGCGTTCAGGTATTTCTCGAACATTTAGATGTACCGAAGGCAGGGCGCGAAGGCCAAGGTGTACTTGCGGCGAGGCCAGCCGAGGTTGATCAGGTCGAAATATCCAGCGTTGAGCTGGACGCTCGAACCTTGCATGAACCCGCTGAGAACTTTCATTCGGTAGGGACGTTCCGCCGGCGCTGTAAGGTCGGTCGAGATAAAAATCCGGAAAACCATCCCGATACTCGCCCGGGCTTCAAGCGCCTGGTCAATCAGCTGCTGTGCCTCCCCCGTTACGTTGTCGATGGCGAAGGTCAGCGTCTGGTTACCGCTATTATCCCGCTTGGGCAGCGCCGCAGCGAAGCCTGAGGCGGTGAATTTCGCAGTCACCCCGGCCTCAGTTTTTGCCGTGATGTCTTCGAACCCTTGGCAGAGGTAAATCGGCGCCGCCCACGGCGTGCAAAACAGCTCAAGCGTCGGGATGATCACAGCCTTGCCGCCAGAGGCGTACAGCGTTTCAAGTGCCGTCATCGCCCAACTCTCTTCAGTCCATAGGTTTGCTCAAGGGTTTTGGCCATCTGGCCCTGACCGCGGATGTTGGACACCCACATATCAGTGATCTGCTTTCCGTCCGGCCCCGTGCTGGTTTGCACTTGCCCTGCGCGGCTGGCGTCTTCATGGAGGTTTACTTCCGTTTTGCCGCTACCAGCACCCTCCCTCGAAACCCGCTCAAGAGTTCGATCAAGCTTTGCGCTTGTCTCCGCAGTGGTTACCCGCTCACCCTTCTGCAGCAGCCAGGTTCCCGTTTCTGGCACCGCGTCGATGCCGTCGTGTGCCATGCCCAGCAGGGCCATCGATGAGGCGGTGGCATTGGTTGACGTGATGGCTGCAATTGCCGGAACCGAGTTGGTACCGAAGGATGCCAAGGAAGCCATCGCCGCAGCCGGCGCGTATGCCGCCGCGATAGCAGGGCCTGCAAAAGCAGCCTCTGCTACTGAAGCGGAGGCACCAGTCGCGCCCATCGCAAGCTGTACGCCTTGATATACCAGCCACTGCGCGGCCATCCTGGCCAAGGCATCAATGAGCGCATTAGCCATGGAAGACGCGACGTCCATCACCGAATCGCCAAGGCTCTTGTGCTCGGTGAGCATTGCACTGATATTTTCTGAAACTGCGCTGGTGCTTTCCTCCAGCACGCTCGAAGTGAAATCGGCTGCCTGTTGCTGGTAGTCGGTGGCCGTATCCTTGTAGTTCTCCCAGGCCGAGCTGACGCCATCGAGCCAGTTTTGTTGCGCGGTGTCCTGCTGGTTGTAGTAGTCCTGCTGCAAAACCATGCGCTCGGCGAGAGCCTCGCTGAGCATTGCGGTTTCTTTGTCGTACAGCTCCTGGGTAATGTCTCCCCCATTAAGCTGCTTCTGCAGGTCTGCGGCCTGTTTGTTGTAGTCCTGCTGAATCTCCAGATCGGCCTGCAGGCGCTCTTTGAGCTTGTCACCTGAGCCAGCACCAGCCAGCTCAATCTCAAACCCCTGTTTGACTGTTTGATTGCTGTCTTTGAGCGTAACCCCGAAGGCAGCCAGCTTTACGGCGTCTTCATTGGCCTGCTTCAGCTTTTTCAAGCCGTCCAGTTCAGCGGCCAACCCCTCAAGGCGTTTCTGCTGCTGAGCATTGATACCAACCAACTTGCCGGACTCGATCTCAAACTGAAGCTTGGCGATTTCGGTGGCATCTTTTCGGGCATCATTTGACGTATTGATCAGCTCGATTTGACGCTCGTAGCCCTCTTCGGTGGTATCGAAGACACCCTGCAACTTCTTAGCAGCCGCCTCAGCCGCCTTGGCCGCATCTTGTTGGTCCTTGGTCAGCGCTTTGAAGGTGCCAGGGCGCGCCGCCGCTCCAACTCCATTCAACGCATCAGCAATTTCTTTCAGATGCCCACTTGCCTGCCCGCTCGAACCCGCCTGGTCGATTCGCCCCCAAAGGCTGTTGTATTTTTTGTCTAACGCATCCAGATCATCGCCAACGATTGACGCCGTACGGGATGAATTTTCGCTCATTTTGTTGATGGCATCGATCGGACTGGAAAAATCCACCCCATCAAAAGCGCTGACAACGATCGCAGCAACACCAGCAATGGATTTACCCAGCAGTTCAAAGGTGTACGCAATGCCGACCGCAGTTTTCGCAGTAAACTTGAGAACGCTATTAAGGCCATCGGAAAGCAGGGAAATCGAGGCGGTGTCCTGGCTCAGACCAAAAAGAATGTCCGCATAGTCGCTCAGCGTCGGCATTAGCGATGCCGCAACTTGATTTTTGATACCGGCCAGGGATTGCTCTGCGAGCCACCCGGCGGCGGCCAAGCCCTGAGTAGCCTTGATGGTTTTCTCATCCATGATCGCGCCAGCTTGCTGCGCTGCATCGCCCAGCACATTGAACGCTGCCCCGTTGTCACGCAGTAAAGGCAGGAGCAATGTCGCATCGTTTGCCAGCGACTCCATTTGCTGCGTCATTTCTGCCTGGCTAAGTCCCGCCTTTTGCAGGCTGGACGCGAACAACTGCAATGCCTGAGGACCTGAGAGATTCCGAAACTGCTCGGCAGTCACACCAACTTTGGGCGCGATTGTTTTGAAGAAGTCCTGCAATTCCCCGCCGCCATTGAGCAAGAAATCGCCTACTTTATCGTTCACATCCTTGAAAATATCCGCCAGCTTATCCTGCTCGACTCCCACGGCTTTTGCACCGGCAGCATACTTCTGAAACTCGCTGGAGCTTGTACCGGACACCTGTGCAAATCGAGTAATCTCGGCCCCTGCTTTCACGGACGAAACGGTCAGCGCGGCCAGCGCTGCAACGCCAGCGGCGACGCCGGCGCCGATGCCAATCCCAATTTTCTCAGCCGATTTTTGAATCTCGGCCATGCGCTTTTGAGATTCGCGACTGGCTTTATCGAGCGGCCCCGTAAACCCTCCGATCTTGGCGATCAGGTCCAGCGTTAACGTACCAAGCGATCGGGAAGCCATAAAAACTCCAGGCGTAAAAAAACCCGCCTTAGCGAGTCAAGTAGTCGGTTGCTCTGAGCAAAATGCAGCAGCTATGCCCAGGACTCCATTGCCTGTTCGAGCGTCATTGGCTGCTCCGAATCATGCGGCATGAAATCGTAGATCTTGAAACCACCCTTCTGGCTTTTCGAGTTGGCATAAAGCGTCGCGAGCATTGCTGCGCCGCGCTCTATGCGCATTCCCCAGTTGAGTGACCCCCGTTTGGCTCGGTATTTCTGCCACTGCCGGAATTCTGGATAACTCAGGCGAGCTTGGGCTTCCGAGATTGAGCAGCCGAACGTGATCGCGATTTCGTGCCAGAGCTCGTCGAGGTCGCTGAGCTCATCGTCTTTCCCATGCCGGTAACCTCTGCTATCACCGCCAGAAGCGCCATGGTCAAGTTGCCATCCAAGGCGCCCCGCTCCGGATCAGCGGCACCAGTAATGTCATCCACAGCGAACACCGGTGCGCCGCTCTCGTCACAAATGCACGCTGCGATGCGCCCCGCAATGCCATCACGCTTGCCGCCAGCCGCCAGCACGTCACTGACCGCCGACAAGTAACCCAGCGGGCGGACGAGCACGGTAGCTGTGAGTTCGGCATCACCCTGCTTCCAGGTGATTTCCTTTTCGACTGGAGCGCCGGTGAAGGCGCCCACTTCTTTCAGGTTATTGATGCTCAGCTTCATGATCAGACCTTATGGAGTTTTGCGAATCCAGGCAGAACCGCCCGAACGCTGGATGGTCGCGGCAGTGGTCACAACAGCGTTTGCTGCGAAATCGAATGGAAAGTCCGATACGTAGCCCTCGAAAATGAACCAGGTACGCGTGGCTGGCAGCTCGAAATCATCACCGCCCGTGTTTACCGTAGGCGCGATGCCGATTCCATCGGACCAGCCCACCGCCCAAGAAACGGTCTCGATGGAATCGTCTTCAGAGAGCGCATGCAGGCGGATGTGCGAAGCGTTGCGTGAATCAGCGTTGAGGGTTAGCGAGGCCTGGCCCGGAGTACGAAGGCCGCGCAGATAGCGCCGGACCTTGTCGCTCAGGCAAGTCACCTCGATCTGGTCGGCAGGGTTGCCACCGGGATTGAATGCCGTCGCGCACTCGACTTCGAGAATTTCGAAAATAGCAGGGTTCGCGACGGTAGGGACCAGAGCGTAAATCTGGGTGCCTTGGGTAAGAATCGACATGGCGCTCTCCAAATGTCGGGCATAAAAAAACCCGCACATGGCGGGCCGGGGATTGAGGTTCAGCTATCTGGGTACAAGCCAGTCGATGTCGAAGCTCGACCGGTAAAGCTTCGTGGGTGTGTCCTTAGTCTCGCCGCCCCAGCGGACGACGTAGGCCTTTAGTTCGATCGCATGGGAAATTGCGTCGGCGACGGCCCTAGCTGAGGATGCAGTGGCGGCATACACGTCAACCTGCAGAGTGAATCCATCCAAGTCTGGACGCCCGGCCAGGTAATTCTCTGGGCTGCCGGTGACCAGTTGCCACACGGCATACGGCTTGGTCACTCCCTCTGGCGCTTCACCGAATGGATACAGCCGGGGTATAACGCCGAGTAGCGCCTGGATGCCCGCATCAGCGGCACATACCGCGAATATTGGTGCTGCTGGCATCAGTTACTCCCTGAAGCCTTCGCCGCACGCTTGATCGCACGATCGATGGCTTTCTCGTATTCAGTTATGAATGTGTTGGTCGCTTCGCTGATGTTGTCTGCCAGAGCTTTCCGCGCGAAGGGTTGTGCACGCATCTTTTCCGTACCGAACTCAATCAAGCGCCAGTGTGGTGTCGGCGAGTTGGCCGATGTATCACCACCTTTTTTCAGCACGGCGCCTTGCAGAACACCAACCCTGAAACCGAGATCGCCCGTTGATTTGAACAGCCGACCATTCCACCGCAATGCGACGTTGTCCGCGATAGATCGACCCGTTACAGGATCATCGATGTTCCGGGCGCCATCCTTCATTTTTTCGGCAATCAGCTGTGCGGCCTTTCGCAGAGCCGACCTGCCACCTTTGCGCTTCACGTCGTAGGTGATGGCTTCGAGTTTTCCGATCAGCGAATCCATGCCGACCAGGCTGAACTCGATGTTGTCAGCCATCGTTCACTCCCTTCGCTACCAGAATGGTGAGGTATTCAAGACCGGACACCGGATCGGGCATTGGTTGCCCCTGAATGTTGTAGACGTCGCTACGGTGCAGAATGCGCATCGTCGGCAGAACGCCCGCGCGGTACCGGATCACCATTCGGCCCGATGCTTCAGACTGGCCTGCCTGCGCCGCAATCAGATCGCGAGCACTGAGCGGTTCAACCGAGGCAGGCACGTCTTCCCAGACGGTTTCCCATCCAGGCAGCATTTCGCCCGTGCCCAGATCCTGAACCAGTCCACTTTTCTGGAACGTGATGCGATGGCGCAATGAACCGGCTCTCACGGCGTCACCACTGGGTCAGGTGGACCCGACCAGTTGCGCGAGGACCAGAGCAAAGATTCAACGGCCAACGGTACTTCCGCAGTGATTGTGCCAACCACGACCGCCTCCCTGTTCGCGTAGGAATGCCCGATCAACAGCAGCAGCGCTGCTTTGAAACTCGCCGGGAAATCTTCGACTTCAAGAAGTTTTGGGTTATCACAAAACCAGAGTGCCCAGGCCAACGCTGACTCGGCATACAGGACTATGAGGTCGTCTTCGTCCTCATAGTCCAGACGCAGGTGCTTGCGAATCAGCTCGATGGGGAGCAGATCAGCAGCGGCCACGGTCATTTTTTAGCGCCTTTTTTTTGGCTTGGCTCTGGCTCTGGCTCTGGCTCTGGCTCTGGCTCTGGCTCTGGCTCTGGCTCTGGCTCTGGCTCTGGCTCTGGCTCCAGGATTGGATCGGCCTCAACCGCTTCTGCCAAGTCCAGACCGATCAATGCCTCGGCATATTCGTCCTTGACCTCGCGGACCTCGAACTGACTGAAGTTGCCGGCGTGATAATGCGAAAACTGGCGCAACGCGCGAATTTTGATCATGGCGCAATCGGGGCAGTTACCTGCCCCGGCCTCGGTTACGGTGCGGTGGCGAAAGGACCGGTGATGATCGCGGTTGGCCGGTAGTGAGCCAGGGCCAAGCGCTCTTCACAGAGAATGGTCAGCATGTTCTTGACGAAGTTGTCACGGTCTTCGCGGCTGACCTCTACAGTTGCGTCCATGCGATCCCAGACTTGAGAAGCCAGGTCGAAGCCGCCGACAGTGAAGGTGCCCAATGCCTGGGCCTTGGTCGCTACGACCGGCAAGCCCCACATGACCTTCGCGGCAAATGCGGCGGGGCCACCAAAGATGTAACGACCATCGGCATCTTTCAGCAGCGCGATCGCGTGCCAGTCGCGAGGGTTGAGGATGATGCCGGAGGCTTCAAACTCGGACTCGCTGGTCTGGAAAATAGCGTGAGCGATCTTGTCTGCACGAGTGTCGCCGGTGACGTTGAGAGTTGCGTCGTACGCGGTGGCGACCTTGTTCAGCCCGATGAGGTTATCGCCGGTACCGTCGCCGTTCAGCAACTGACCTTCTTCAACCAGCGCCAGACCGAACAGAAGACGGTTGTTCACGTAGGACTCGAGCATCGGCGCATCATCCATGACCTGGCGAGAAGCCTGGATCCAGTGGGCAATGGTTTTGACGTTCGCCGTTTCCTTGGTGAAGGTCAGGTTGGATTCGGGCTTGAGCGTGCCTTCTGCAACCGGCGCAGCGCTGTTGGTGAAAATGTTCTCGCGAACGTATTCAAGCGAGTTCGAGCTGATTCGGCCTTGGGCCAACAGGTCACGGATGGTCAGGCGACGCAGCCCAGGCATCAGAATACCTGCGTTGCGTTGTGGCTCGATCAGGGCGCCGGCGGAACCGGTGCCACTGCCCAGTTGCTTGTTGAAGCTTTTGACGTCGACTTTGCCAGACGACTTGCCGTCCCACGACTTCTGCAGGTCCAGCGCGGTCTGCTCGGCGAAGGACTTTTTCGCTTCGGGATTATCCAGGTTACCGCTTGCCAGTTTTTGCTCGAGGTCGAACAGCCGAGTGCCGGACTTGGTCAACTCTTCCTGAACGTTCTGGAGATCGGTTTGCAGCTTTTTGCTGATCGCGCCGGTTTCGGTGATTTCTTTCTTTTGCGCATCGAACAGTTGGGTCATGTTCGTTTGCGCGTCTTCGATTGCCTTTTGGATCTGGGCCAATTCGGACATGGTTCAGTTTCCTACAGTTGGGAAGGTTTTGAGGCGATTGAGAATCGCGGTGATTTCGCCACCTTCGGAATCGCTCCGAACTGCGGACTTGATCCGGGCGATGAAGCCCAGGGCTTGCGACTTTGAAAGGCCAGCCGAATCCCTCAGCCAGTGCTCTACGTCGCGAATAGTGGTGATCGACTCCAGGCTCTTCATGGACTCGACGGTCGCCTGCTCATTGGCAGGGAAGGTGCAGATGCTGATCTCACGAAGGGCCTGCACATTTTTGAACGCTCGCCCGGTGCCGATCAGGTCGAAGTCGTTTTTAAGGGCGGTGAATCCGACGGACATGCCTTCGACTGTCTTGTGCTCCATGGCGGCGCGCAGATCGGTGGATACCGATAGCCCTGGGGTCAACTCACCGCGTGTGAGCAAACCTTTGCTGTCCTCTTCGAGCGACAGCCACTTGCCCACCGGCAACTCCCAGGTGCGATGGTTGAAAAACATTCCAACCTGACGGCTCTGGCTGGAGAGCGCTTTTTTGAATGCGCCAGGCATGATGATGTCGCCATCACTGTCGACCACGCCGAAGACGCTCGCGTAGCCCTCGAACGTCCCGTTTTTTCCAGACGAATCGAACTTGATCTCGACCTGATCAAAGGCCAAGGTCTTTTTAATATTGGACATTGGGTAGCTCCAGAAAAACTAAACCCCGCTTGGGACGGGGTTCGTTTGGCCGAGTTGTGTGAGCGGGACGTTCTGTGATTGCCGAGTGGCTACATCACCACCGTCAACCGGTGGCCTGTTGTTCACACGGCGCCCTTCATTGATTGTGAGCAGGCCGGTGTCGACCAGGGTTTTCATATAATTTGCTCGCGCCGTGGAATCCCCGCTCAAAAGCCCGTCGCGATTATGCTCGGCGTGGATACGACCCAGATCGGCAGGCTTGACCAGCCAGCGCAGGATGCAGCCTTCCCAGATTTCGAGATACGCATCCAGGCTGTACTGAAGAAAGCCAAGGTTCTGCTGTTCGATTCCCGACCCCCAACTGGTGGACTTCTCAACGTCGCCCACCAGGTGCGGTGGCACACCAAAGAATCTCGCAAGCTCGCTGACTTGAAATTTCCTCGCAGCCATTGTTTCAGCGTCTTGCGGACTGACACCGATGGCTTGCGTCGTGAAACCACCTTCCAGAATCCACAATCGCTTCTTGACTGGACCGCCGGAGATCTCCTTGAAGTTTTCCTCAACCTGGGCTCGCTGGTCTTTGTTGAGCACCTTCCCTTCACCGGTCATCAACAACTGCGGGGACTTCGCGCCATTGGCGTAGAAGTCGCGCTGTTGATCCTCCATCGCCACAGCCACGCCGGCCGTCTTCGCCGCGAAGGCGATCGGCGATAACCCTACGAGCCCGTTGAAGCCGAATCCCTTGAGGTGAAAGATTTCACTCTGCTTGAAATCGGCGTACGCATTGTCCCGACGGTACCGGTAGACAACCCGCTTCCCCTCAAGCCGAACATCCATGTTGACCGACATAAGGGGAACAAGGCTGATCACGTCGCCGACGCTGTTGCGCTCGATCAAGGCGTAAGCGTTACCGTAGTAGCAAAGCTGCATGGTCATCGAAACGCGGAAGTCGAACGCCGTCATGAATTGGTTGGGGCTGTATCGCAGAAGGCGCGCTAACGGATTGTCCAGGCCAACCTTCTTGCGGTCATCCCCCTTGGTCTCAAATACGTCCAAGGGCATGCAGGCCGTAACACTCGAGATCAAGCGTACGCAGGCGAAAACCGTGGATATCTGCAACGAGCGCTCGTCATTGACGACTGAGTCACCCACCACTCCGGATGCCGACACAGGCCCGGTCTGCGAACCCTTCTCCGGAGTGACGAGCCGGCCGCCGACGAAAAAGCTCACCATGCGCGCCCAGAATGGGCTGCGGGTGCGCAGGTCAATGCTGTAGTCGGTGTCTGCCATTACATGCTCATCGGTCTGGAGAGGAAGTCGTCGACAGAGCCCTGGACATCCGCATTCGCGAGTATCCGGCCTATCGTCATGATCAGCGCCACCGCGCCATCTATCTTGTTGTCATCGCCCTGCTTGATCGGGCGGACAACGTCATCGTTACCCGGCAGATGTTTGCCAATCACGTTACCGATGCACCAGGTCATGATCGGGTTACCATCATGATGAAACCGGCCCGCGGTGATGGCCGCCTCCAATTCCTTCATGGGGTCCGACATGTTGGTGTAGTTCTGCGTGATGGTGATCGGGTTGAATCCCTCGTCGTCGAGGTCATGACTCAGGCCCGTCGCACCATGTGGGTCAATCGGAGACTCACGCAACGGCGCGTGGTGATTGGCTTCCTTTGTGTCCTCGAGGATCTCGCGATAATCAATCTCGGCGCCGTCAGTGACTTCCAAATGCCCGGAGTTGATCCATGCCTGAAATCGCTCCGACATGCGTTTGTTGTCACTGTTGTAAACGGTGTCGTACGGAACCCAGAACTTGGGGCCGACACTGTAGTAGTGGGTCTTGCCGTCGGTGATTCTCCAAAACAACCGGGCTCTTGAGTTCATATCGAGCTTTCGCGCCAGGTCGAAACCGGCGTTCCACTCTTGGCCTTCGAACTGCTCCAGGGTCAGGGTGGTGTCTTCGCAGGATTTCCAGTCTTCCATGTTGAAGAAGCCGGCCTTCGCGCTTACCCACAGGTTCAGGTGCTTCGTTTTGAAAGTGTTGGTGAACCGCGCCGAGCGAATCGCCCTAGCCTGCTGGCTCTCCAGATACTCCTGGAACACCGAAACACCGTGGTTCGGGTTGGCCTTGGCCAGCATTTTCGGATCGGTCCAGTCGTCGCCCTCGTCGAGCGTCCAGATCCAACCGAACAGCTCGTCGTCCGGTACGGTACCTTCGAGCATCTCGACTACTTGCCGACGTTTGTCGTAGCACGGCCCCTCGATGTCCGCCCCGGCGGTAGTGATAATGAACATCAGCGGCTGCCGCCGGGCGCCCATGCCGGTAAGCATGGTGTCGTACTGGGCTGACGTTGGGTGCTCATGGTATTCGTCGACGATGGCGCAGCTGGGCGAAGCGCCGTCGCCCGGGTTGCCAATCAACGGTTCGAACCGGCTGAAGTCGGACGGGATGTTCATGTTCGAGGCGTTGACCTCGATGCCAGCAGCCTGCATCAGCATCGGCGACTTGCTCACCATCAGTTTCGCTGGACGGAAGACTTCCCACGCCTGCTTCTCAGTGGTCGCGCCAGAGTAGACTTCGGCGCCGAACTCGCCGTCGGCTACGAACATGCTGATGCCCACGCCGCCGGCCACCACGGACTTACCGTTCTTGCGCGGCACTTCCCAATAACTTTCGCGGAAACGGCGGTGCCCGCCTTTCTTCTTGACCCAACCAAATGTGACGGCCAGGCCGAAGAGCTGCCACGGCTCCAGGCTGATCAGCTGTCGCTTGAATGCCCATTCGCCCTTGGTGTGCGGCAGGAGCTGGATCAGCTTCAGCTTCTTCTCGGCCTTGGCCGGATCAAATTTGTAGCGATACCCACGTTTGCGGCTGGCTGCCAGGTCATCGAAGTGACGCTGCACCGCTTGGTGAATGTAACGGCAGGCCGGGACCTTTCCACGGAGCAATGACCGCCCCCACGCCATAGCCTTATCGACGTTGGGGTGGGCAGATTTGGTCATCAGCTACTCAGTAGTTTTGCGAATTCGTTGGTTTCTTTCTCCTTGTTGCCGCCGATCAAGCGCGTTCGGCTTGCCGGATCAAGGCCGAGCATCGACCCGAAGGTCACCATTTGGCGCATCGTTTCGTTGGCAGCGGTCAGCGCAGGATTCTTCATGGGACCGCCGGTGGCTCCGGTGACCACGATGCCGTGTGCTTTGATCGACTCCTGTGCATACCGCCAGTTGTCATAGGCACAACAGAAGGCTTCAACGTTGTGCAGGTCCGTAATCGCCACGACGTTTTCGCGCAGCAGCTCCGGAACAATCATGTTCCACATGGTGGCGGCCCGCGGGCTGAACCACTCCGGCGGGTCGATCTGGGTGATCTTGGAAAACTGGGGCTCGGCCTTATTCAGGGCGCGCTTGCCAGGATTTCCGGCCAGTGCTTTTTTGGCCGTCGGCTTGGGTTTGCGACCACGGCCGGCGACCGTGGCGGTGCCTCCCATCGCGCAACTCCTGGATTTTTAATTTCGCGGGTGTGAAAAAACGATTGAGGGCGCGGTCTAGAAGCGAAAAGGCCCAGACTTTCGACCCTCCCCCTCCCCGTGAGCGCGAATCGCTCTCATTTGATCGAGTTTCACTGTTTTTTTGGGGCTTTTCTGCTTTCAACGCCTCGCATTGCCGAATCCGCCGTCCTCAGCGGCCGTCTTGGCCGAGTGGCACGGTGCGCAGAGGCTCTGCCAGTTGGTCTTGTCCCAGAACAGGGCCATGTCGTTCTTGTGCGGGATGATGTGGTCGACATCGGTGGCCACAACCACCAAGCCCCGCGCCGAGCAATGAAGGCAGAGCGGGTGTTTCGCGAGGAAACCGGCCCGCGCCTGCTGCCACTTGTAGTTGTAGTGACGTTTGGTGCTGCTCTCCCGAGGCTTGGCTCGCGCCGCGCTCTTCAGTAGGTGAGCGTGCTCATCACAGTAGCGAGGGTTGCGGGTGAGAGTGTTGCAGCCCTGGGCGTTGCACGGCTTCTGTGGCCTCAGCGGCATGGCGTGCCATCCATGTAGGTAAGCGGCTGGGCATCTGAGTCTTCAGGCTCGTCCTCGGCCATCGCCTGGATCAGCAGGCTCTGTTGCTCTGCCATCCGTTCGAGTATAGCTGTCTGCTTCTTCTGCTCGCTCAGTATCTCGGCGAGATAGGAGATCGCTTGCCCGCTCATACGCAATTGCACTCCACTTCTTAATCCATTCACGCCGGGCCGCGCATCCAGTGCACGCCATCACCAGCGCTACTTGGCCAGCTTCGGCTGCAGCACGACCCGGGCAATCATCACCAAGAGGCCGAGCACGCCATAGGCAATCGGGGGCAACACTGCCTGAAGCGATGGCATTAGTTGCTCAGTCACGCCAAGGGCAGCGACAGCACCACCCGCCTGAACGCTGGTCATGCTCAGCGCTTGCTTCCAGTTGTCGATCAGTTGCATGGGGTCACTCCTGCCGCTTGGGCAATTTGAAGTCAGTAAATCGGTCGGCCAGGTCCGCCACCTTCTTCACTCCCAATGTGCCGATGACGGCGCCGAGAGCAGCCGCCAAACTTGATGGGAGGTTGAAGTACTCGAGCAGCGGAAACGCCCCGGCCGTGATCGCGCCGCACAGGCAGGATTCCAACAGGGCCTGTCGCCTCCCTCCACCGCCATAAATGACGCGGAGGAAGGCAATCCAGCACGACAGCGCTGCGGCGTAGAACATCGGGGCATGCTGGCTAAGCCAGGCCATGACGAAGAGCCAGGTGTCTGGTTTGTCGGGCATATGTGGCATCCAGCGTCCTCCCTTGTGGGGAGCGAGATAGGTCGGCCCCAAAAGCACTCCCAGCTCGGAGCAATGGGTGTGATGGAGCCGAAAACGAAAAAGCCCCGGCAAAGTGCCGAGGCTTGGAGAACTGCGAAAAGCAAAAAGCCCGACTCAAGATCGGGCTTTGCTCGCGGAAAAACCGCAAAGTAACTGAAATCTATAGTTCGCCCCCGGGGCTGTCAAGCCCCCAATCTTCAGCACACAAAGTAAAAGCTCAAAGGACCTTGAGCGGTCTCCGTTCGACGTCGAATGACTCGTCAGATACTTTGGTTTCGTAAGCTGGAACGCCAAGACGTTTCGAGGCAATAAGTATTTTTTCTTTAAGTGAGGAATTCGCTCGCTGCCCTACGATCAACTCGCTAATACTGTCGAAAGGGACTTTAAACAGATGAATGTTGTAAGGTGACATCTCTTTAATATCATCCGCCATATCAAGCATGCTAACGAGGCGCTCTTCCTCCTCGTACGCCCAATCCAATGACTTTGTCAGAACGACTGCGATGGACTCTTGATGGCTGAATTTGCGACCCTGAACTTTCAGCCTATCTTCTGTATATCTTACGGGACTGAGTGAAAACCTTTCTCCATTATGATCGGGAACTCCATCAAAGAACGGATGATCTCCATTAAAACCAACACAAAATCCAGTATATGACGAAGTGTAGTGAGACCACATCAAAGCACTATTCCAGCGGCGTGAAAGAGATAAAATCCCTAAGCCAGAATTAAGTTTTTCGCTTGTTGAATCAAAGAATTTGTTTCTTAGATATATTGAAGACTCTTTCGTTTTTCGCTCAGCATCTTTTAAAACCACCTTTAACTGAGCCGCTTTGCGACGCCTAGTTGATCTGTCATCACCTATGCGCGGACTATATTCACTTACAATAGAAGCTTTAAACAATTCGATATTTTTTTGGATCAAATCCTCTGGCAACGCTGGCAAACACTCATATGGATCATTCAATGCACCAGGTTGCGAAAATCGTATTAATCCGTCGCGAAGAAAGCCTAATCGTGAGGAGTCTAAATATTTATAAACGTTCAAAAAAACTCCTTAACCCCTCTCGCAATGCGAGTCGATATTCAGTTACAGGTCTTCAAAAGTGATTAAACCAGATTTCTCGCGTATGAAAAATCTGGCTAAGCAGCATCACGACGAAAGTCCAACGCACCATCAATCCAGGCAATACCTGCCTTCCAAAGCTGCCGCGTCTTCTCTTCGCCGAAACCAATCTTCCTGCCAACGTCCACCAGCGCCTTATCTCGAGCCGTGTAGTACTTCATTAGCACGTTGCCGCACTCGGGGTACCGCTTGAGCAGACGCCCCATCAAGCCATCAATCATCAGTGCATCGTCATCAGTGATCATCGGCGTGTGCAGCGTGTTCTCGCGGGATGCGCAGCAGGACACGCCAGAGCCCAGCACGACCCAACGGCCCCAGTGCTCCAGCAGGTCCTCAGCGGTGCGCTCGGTAAAGTTTTTGGTTCTCGCCATAATTCAGTCCCCCTTGAAAGACGAGCGGCCGACGCCGCGACTGTTGTTCTGCTGGTATTGCTCGACTATGTCGTTCGCCGCCGGTGCCAGAGTTGCGAGATGACGCTCCCGGCGCAGCAGCATTCCCAACTGCACCACCAGATCTTCAACAGGCAACGGCTCCAAGGTGATCGCGTGGACTTGGCCCGAGGCATGGCAACCGATGCAATCGAGCTGATGAAACACGCCATGGATGATCCCCTTCCCGGCACAGGACGGGCAGTCGGTGAGGGGGATCAGGCAACGCACAAAGGAGGGGCCATTGCTCTTTTTCATCATTTTTAAACCTCGCCTATGGTTGATTCTTGAATGGCCCCGCAGGCCTTGTGTTCTGTGGCCTCCAGCGCATTACCGGAATCTCCGAATCTATTGCCGGTCAATCCGTGAATCAGGGCAAAACCCTTCTGGTCTAGATGGGCGTGCCACTTCTCCAAGGCATCGCGCTTGCGGCTCATCACGTCCGACTGGATGTACACCTTCACGTTGTGGCCCATGGCGTGGTTGATCAGCAGCTCACCGATCAGATGGTCGATGCCGATGTCTGCCCAGCCGGTACGGGCCACCTTGCGCAGGTCGTGGCTGGTCCACTCGCCCTGCCCCAGCCGGGTGAACACGGCACTGGCCTGGCCTTCGCTCAGCGGCTTGCCGTTGCGTGCCGGGAACACGTACTGCCCGTCGTAGCCATTGGCGTACTGCCCGTCGCGGTAGCGCTTTAGGATCTCGCACATCTGCTCGGTCAGCGGCAGGTGATGCTCGACGCCGGTCTTGGTGTGATCGCCGGGGATGAACCACTCGCGTTCGGCCAGACTGATGTGTGGCCACTGGGTCAGCCGGCTTTCACCAATGCGCGTGCCATGGCAAAGCATCAGCAGCGCCAGCATCGCGTCTCGCGGGGCAGCGACGAACACCTCGGCCAGTTGCTCGAGTAGCGCAGGCAGTTGCACGCCGCGCAGCCGGGACGGCTTGATCCCGACCTTGGCCTTGGAGAAGTCGCTGAACTTGATCCCGGCCATGGGATTAGAGGCGATCAGTTCCAGCTTGAAGGCTTGGCGGAAGGCCAGGGCCAGCAACTGGAACACCAGACGCACGTAGTCAATGGACAGCGTCTCTTGCAGCGGCCACATCAACAGGCTGTCGAGGGCGGCCTTGTCTACGCTGGTCAGCGGTAGTTCACCCAGGCGCGGAATCAGGTGGCACTTAATGGCCGAGGCGCCGGTCTTCTTGCGCTTGCTCGACAGGTTGCGATCGCGGGCCATGCGCTCGGCGAACCAGTCCAGCAGCTCGCCTGTGGTGACCCACTTCGAAAGGGTCGAGCCAGCACCGGCTTCCAGGCGCAGGCGAATCGCCGGCAGCGCTGCGACAACCTGCTTGGTGTTGAGGTCGGGGAAGTGGCCGATGCGGTTCCACTCCCCTTTCACCACCAGGTACCACGATGCCCGGGCACGATCCTGATTGAACCTTAGGTAGAGGCCGCGATTCTCGATGTCGCGCAGATTCCGGACGCCGCTGGCAGCCTGGCGTTTGATCTCGGCATCGGTGATCTTCACCGCGGCGCTGCTCATGCCGCCACCACAGTCGGCGCCATGCGCAGGTAAGCTCGAATCTGCTCCATCGTGTCGAAATGGCCACGGCACACGACCGCGAGATAACCCTGGGCGTTGAGTTTGCGAATGCGTTCGTGCTGGCTGTCAGAGATCGCCGCGTCGTTCGGCGGCATGGCCTTGAATTCAATGTACAGGCCGAAGAACCCGCCGCGGGCCATCGGCAGGACCAAGTCGGGGATGCCAGCTTTCACGCCTTGGGCCTTCAACTTCGCCGCAACGGCTTTGACACGGTGCCCGCCGTTCGGGACGTGAAAGATCAGGTCAGCGACCTCGGGCATCCGGGCACGTAGCTCAGCCATCAACGCCGCCTGCTCCAGCCCCTCACGGTCTACTGGTTTGGCGCGAGTGGTCGGGGTCTTGAACAACTTCATGGCCGCCGGCTTCATTTACGGTCGCCCCGCGCTTTACGGTACCGGTCGCTGAGGCGGCGGCACACCTCGTAGAGCGCACAATTGGCGAGGATTAACAGAACGAGCAAAGTCATTGGGTCGATCATGCAGCCCCCTTCACGGTGAGTATTCCGGCCCGGATCAGGGCCTCATGTGTTTCGGCGATGGCACGCGGCATGTCCTGCCAATCAATGTCGCCGATGCCGCGACCGTCGATGACGTCGTGGCAGGCGCTGCACGCGTATACCGCCACGGTGTCGAAGCCCTTCATACCCATGCCCTTTTGGCCGCACGGCAAATGCGCGAGCACGGTGGTGGCTGGGTTGTAGTTACAGATGCCTGGCAGGCGGACGGTGCAGTCCTGGCCGTTGGCCGAAGCGCGGAGTTTCTTCGAGGTCACGCGCATACCCGCTCCCCCGTGGTGATATCGATGACTTCGCAGGTGGACGGCCACATCGACTGGCCGAACCGCAGAGCTGCTGCCGAGTCAGCAAACAAAGCGACAGCGCGGTCTGGCTGGTAGCCCAGGTCCCATTTGTAGCCGCAGCTGTGCACGGCATACCGGTACTCAGCTGGGTCGGTCGGGGCGAGATATGGGTTAGGCACGGGCACCTCCCAGCGTGACGCGCAGCTGTGCAAGTGCGCCCAGGCCAACTTCCGGCGTCGCCTTTACCACGGTTCGTGCTGGCAGCGCTTTGGGCATTGGCTGGAGCGGAAGGCCAGCCAGCAGACGGCGAATGGTGATGGTGTAGTTCCGTTCGAACAGCTTCAGGCTGAGCGACGTGTCCAGTTTGTTCAGGCTTTCGAATCCGCACTCCTTGGCTGTGTGCCACACAGCGTCATGCGACCACTTGCCCTGCCCGGCCATGCCTGGGTGAGCGTTACGGCATGCTTCCCGGTGTGCGGCGGTGAGCGGGGGCAGACCAAGCATTTCAGGGGTCGGTTTGCACCACTCGATGAACTGGCCAGGGCTCGGGATGAAATCACCGGGCTGCTTGCGCACTTGGGCCATACCGAAATCGATCTGGCCCTGAGTGCAGATGCCCTCCTCCAGAAAAGCCTGAAACCATTGGCGCTTCGAAGCCTGATAGGTTTCCTTGTCCGGCCATGCCTGGCGCCACGCCGAGCGGATGGAACGCAGTTCCTTGAACAACTCGTTGATGGCCGTCACCAACGTGCTGTGGCCTTCATTCGCTACCAGAGCTGCATCCCCCGCTGCGATGAATTCACCGGACTGGGCTTTGGCCCAAAGGTCCTGAGCAATCACAGAGACGGTCTTCATGACGTCACCCCGTTCGGCCAGTCGGTATCGCTATCATCGAAATCGGAGGCAGGTGCGTGCTTCGGTTTGAACTGCTTCACATTCGAAGCCGCTGCCCGGGCATTGTCACTGAGCACCCACTTAACCAGCACATGTACCCATTCGGCCTGGGTGTTCACCTGCCCGCGGGATTCGTAGTGAGCGGTGAATGCGCGGCGCACCTCTTCGGTGAACATGGTGATAACCACGCCAGAATGAGTGGCATAGGTCTTCAGCAGCTTGGCATCGGGCTGCCAATCGAGGGTCATCTCACTGGGCATCCGAGGATCAACAGGCTCATGCGCAGAGAGAGGCTCTTTATTCTTCTCTTTCTCTTCTTTAGGTAACGCACCGCTAACGCTTGCAGCGTTACTTTTACCGTTACTGGCCTTGTGATTTGCCACTCGCTTTGCCGTGAGAAGCCTGTTTTTTGCGGTCTTGCCGTTGTGACGGTCAAAATGCGGCAGACTGATAATGCCCTCGGCTTCGTTCATCCAGGCGACCGATTTCATGTGTTCACAGAAACCGATAACGCCAACCAGACGATCGAGTAACTTTTTGCTAACGCTCGGAGCGTTACCGTTTTCGGTTTGTTGGTCGAACCATCCCCACACCCGCATCAGCTTACCGACGACTGCATCAGGGTCGATGTCGGCCAAGTCGGCGATCTGGCAAACCTCAGGCTTGTCCAGGGTGGTGAGTTCGAATTTGATCCAGTCGCCAGCCATTACGCGGCCTCCTGCAGAAGTTCAGCGAGGCGTGTCAGGCCTTTCGGGGTGACCATGGGATCGAAGGCTGCGCGCTCGATGCCGGTTTCAGGATCTGGCTTGAGCGCCGTGACCTTGTGAGTCATGTGGCCGGAGGTGATTCGAGGTTGATAGGCAACCCAACGCTTGCAGCCGTGCCGACGGAAGATCCATCGGTGCTGCTCCAGCCACGCGAACAACCTCGCCGGCTGCAAGCCAAGCTGCTTGGCAGCGTCGGTAATGCAGATGGCACCGCCGGCAGCGGCGAGACGATTGATGGCGGCGACTTTAGGTGCTTGCTTCGAGATGACACGCTGCAACTCGCCGTTCTGGTCTGCCAGATCGGCAGCCAGGCGAAGTGCTTCTGGAAGAGTTTGTGGAACCGTGACGACCTGTCGCGACACGTTTTCCAATTCGCTCAAACGTGTCACGACACGATGACGAAGCGGGATGCTGTACCCAGTCAGGAGCGTTTCAGTCAGGATCCGGTCGAGGTGAAATTCAGCGGTATAACCCCGCCCGTCCTTGATCTCGTGGAGATGGCGCAGATCTGCGCCATCATCGGTCAGGGCTTTGCACATCACCCGGACGTCACGAATGACATCCTTGTGCTGCTTGCCGGTGAGCTCGGCAATCTCCCGGCTCGACATGGTGATCGTATTGCTTGGAGCGACGATCGTGTTCATAATGGTCCCTCAAGTGTTTTGCTGTTGAAGAAGCCGGGTTGCAGCCCGGCTTTTTTGTGCCTGCGATTCAGGCGACCTTTACTGATGCCTTCAATTGCGCCAGCGCTTCTTCGGCGTGGGCGATCTCTTTCAAGATTCGGGCGCGCTCTACCTGGTCGACACGACCATCAGCCATCGCCGAGTGCGTTTCGACGGTGACCTCAGCAAATTCCAGCGTGGCGCGGCCAAGCGCCTCGTGAATATCGAGCGGAATCGGCTCGGCCTTCTTCACGATCGAATAACCGAACTCGCCTGCCAGGGCGGCCAATGGACGCATGTCGTTCGTTTGCAGCAGCAATGCGTACAGATGCTTGACGTTGAACCAGGCCCCGTCGTAATTCGCATTGGCACGTTGAAGAAGGCTCACCGGAGGCATATTCATCAGCGTCGCCAGACTCTTGGTGTTCGCTTCGTCAACCACGCTGTCGCAGGCCTTCAGAAAGTCGTGCATCCGTAAAACCTCAAATTTGTTTATGTGGCTGCGTGCCATCACGCGTTGCAAAATGTTTCTCACAGGCAGGCGGTCAGGCCGCGCCGCGAAGCACCTTGTGAGCAAGGTCGACGAGGTCCGGCCGTAAACCAGCGATGGTGATCTCGCCGCCCGAGGCGTCTTGAAGACGCTCGGCAAGTTCGGCAGATGCTTTCCGATGACCGCCAGCAAGCTGCCAAAGGTGTCCGACGGTGGTCTTCGCTGCTTCAGCCACGAACTGACGACGGTCGGCTGTTGCGTTGGCAAGCCAATCGCGCAAGTGGTCATTCATAGGGATTCTCCTAAACGTAGGAGAAATTTAGCTTAGGGCTAATATCAGAGCAAGGAATATTTAGCTGTGGGCACATTTAGCATTGAGCTAAAGAATGGCATTCTTGCTCGCATGGATATCTATGCGATTCGCAAGCGCCAATTGATCAAGTTGATCGGCGATCAAAAAAAAGGCGCCTGCGCCGAGCGCTGGGGGATGGCGCCTGCGCACTTGAGCCAAATCCTTTCGGAAAAGACTGCCAAGAATTTGGGCGATGACGTTGCTCGCCGGATTGAGTTGGTTGAGAAGTTGCCAAGAGGGTGGTTTGACTCTCTACCGACCGACGAGGAGTCGGTAAGTCCTGAACCGAAAGACATCACGACGGCGCCAGCCACCGAATCAAGTTCATCCGCCGCTGACCAAGTAAAGCGAATGCTTGGAAAGGTGAAGGGCCTTTCAATTGAGGCGCGAGATCGAATTGTCGCCGCTGCCGAAGAGCCTGACGATGGGCTGCCCCATCAACTCTCGGTGAACCTCGCAAGCCTACGCCCCACCAATGACGAGATCGTCATTCCTCAATACGACATTCGAGCCGCTATGGGCCATGGCCAGGTGCCGCCTGAATATACGGAGGTTGTCCGAAATCTGGTGGTGCGCGAGGAAATCCTGCGCGAGAAAGGCATCACCTACACGTCGAAGACATCTCTGGGGATGATCAACGGGTGGGGCCAGAGCATGGAAGGCACCATTAATGACAAGGATTTGGTCATTGTTGATAAGGGTGTACGGGATTTCATCGGAGAAGGGATCTACGTTTTGACCTGGCATCACGAGCTTTATATCAAGCGGATCATGCGCCTCGACGAAGAACATTACCGGCTGATTTCTGATAACCCGCACTATGAAAACCAGACAGCCAGGATCGATGACGTAACCATTCATGCGAAGGTGCTGCTGATCTGGAACGCCAGAAAAGCCTGACCGTTCGAAGCAAGTCAAAGCCCGCTACTACAGCGGGCTTTTTTGTGCCCGTCAGAAAGGCGCTAGCTCTTCCACCGCATCGAACTCTTCATGAGCCTCTACGCGCGGGTCTTCATCCGCCGGAGCTTCCCATCGGAGCGTAACTGAATCGTCGTCGTTGAAGGTCATCTCGATGCTATCCACATCGGCGAGCGCGCCCATAACCTCCTCCCATTCCCTGTCCCCATCGGTGTCGAGCCTATGGATCGTCGCCCACTTCCGATCCTGGGCAATTGGGTGATTGATCATGCTCGAAATTCTAAGAGTCAGGCGCTCCACGCCAGACATTGGCTTTGACTCTTGCGGTTTTTTCTTCTGCGGGCTTGCCATCAGTTACTCCTTGATTACTGTATGCATGTACAGCCTTTCAGAATATTAGCTTGATGCTAATGCCCGCGTAAAGACCGGCGGCGAATTACCTTTCACAACCTCCACATGCCCATGACATTTACCCAAAGCTAAATTATTTAGCTATGAGCTATTGACTGATCTTTAGCCTGTGGCTAAATTTATCTCAACGCCAGCGAACAGGGCGCCAGAGCAAACCAGCTCGTAGCTCTTTAACAGTCAGCGCAACAAACGAAACACAACAGACCGCATTGCCTCTACCGGCGACCGGCGAGCAGACAGGCCCGAAAGCCTGCCAACGACAGGAACAACCTGGACGGCTGCTCGATGGTGAAACGCCAGAACCGTGTGAATGACCCGGCAAGCAATGCGCCCCGCCCCTCCGGCGGCAATAGGACAGACAGCATCACTGCTGCACCTTGGCGACAGGGTGCAGCGGGATGACAACCAGACATGCACGGAGCACCAAATGAGCGAACAAACACTTCAGCAACTGCTGGCCGAACGTGTAAGCACCTACGCCCTATCTGATCGCCCTCGCGAGCTAATCGATGAGGGCATCGACAAAATGTTCAAAAGCGTCGTCGAAGATGCTTTCAGATCTTACGGCACGATCGGCGAATCAATAAAAACTGCCGTGAAGGAAGCCTTTCCGGCCAATGTCACCGACATGTTTGAGCTTCAGCGCTACAACGCACTGATCGCCAATGCTTTGCGGGAGCGCTGGGAGGCAGCGGGTATGGAGTCGGCAATCATGAAGCAGGCCGATGCCTCCATCACTGAGGTTTTGACCGGCGAAGGTCTGCTCACGGGTGAGATCTCGCTGAAAGATTTGCTCGAAGCATTCATTGATGAACACAAAGAAGAGGCTGCGGACGAGCGATGGAGCGCCCCGGAAATCCGTATCACCGAGGACGACAGCCATTCCCACAAGTTCTATCACATCTACTTCGACCCGCAGCCAGAAGGCGGGAATCGTTACAGCTTTAGCAATGAGCGCCGCAGCGACTACAGCCTTAAGCACAACCTTCATGTGATGGTTGAAGGCGAGCGCGAAACCGGCGACCGCTGGAGACCGAAAGTCGAATTCGGGAAGGTGTATAGCGCCCAGCTCGATGACAAGAAGGTCTCGATCAAAATGAATATCCGCTCGAAATGGGAGCGCATCCTGGCTTCGCTTTACTTTGGCGAAGCCGTTCTGCTGATCGACTGTGAGGAAGGCGAATTCTCTTACGGGTTCGATGACTGAACAACCAGCGCCACGTCAGCCTGACGATAACTGCCCGAGCACCTGGTACTCCCCAGCACCAGGCCGCATCGGAGAGTGATCGAAGCGTGCCCAAGCGGGCTGCAGCGCTAGGATCGCAAAGCCCCGTAAATCTCCTGAGCCGGATCTGCCGGCCAATACCAGAAACGCGGCGGGAACCACGCAGGGGTAGCGCCCTGGCGTTTCGATCACTCTCCGATGCGGACGATTCTGCTCCGCGCAATGCGCCCCCCCGCAGGCAACACCAGATAACGGCGAGCGCCCGCCAAGATGCCAACGGCGCGAATCAGAGGATGACCGCCATGAAATAGACCAAAGCCAAAAAATCGCTGCATCTGTGAAAGGCCCGAACGTCCAACGGGCCTTTCTTTTGCCCCCGCCTATATCCGTCAGCACTCTCCCCTGCGCCCAACGGCAACCAGCAGGAGGCCCGAGTGCTGACGAATACACGCAACCCACACCGAGGCATCAGCCATGCAAATGCACCCACTGCTGCAACAACGCCGGGACGTCCTCGGCGTGCTGTTGATTCGCACCCAGGCCGCTCGCGAAGACTTCGCCCGGCTCGCCAACCTGCCAAAACCCGAAAAGGCCGTGCGCTTTCAGGTGAAGAACGTCGGGCCGAAGGCATACCACATCGTCGACTTGGTCACCGGCAAAACCCGGGGCTTTCGCTTCGAGCACGCCGCCGCCGTCAACTACGCCATTCATCTCGAGGAAAAGGCCAGCCGACTCCCTGGAGGTGCGCAGTGATCGGTACACCAATGCCCAACCCGCGAGACTCGATCATCGCGAACCTGAACCAGCAGATGGATCAGTTCTTCGGCGCCGGCCGCAAGGTGCAAGAAGTTGCCCCCGGCGTCACCGGTGAAAAAGACGCGATGTTCGGCACCTCCCACAGCAACAAGCTGCGCATCGAGCGCAACAAGCAGGCGCCGCGGTTACGGGAACTGGCCGAAGCCGGACACACCGTCATCGAAGCGGCCAAGGCCATGGGCATGGAAACCAAACGCGCCAGGCTCATCGCCCGCGAGAACAACATCCTGTTCCCGGGGCCACCGTGAGACGCATCAGCAACCAGGTGCGCCAGCGCCGACGACAGACATGGCTGGATCTACCAGCCCACGGAATTGAAGAGATAGGCCATGGCCAAAAGCAATGCGGAGCTGCAGAAGGACAAGCGCGCCAAGGAGAAAGCTTTGCTGGACCGGATCGGCGCCGAGAAGCGAACGCTGATTGTGTCGAAAGCTCTCGCTAATGCGCTGCAGGCGCTGGGCGAGCGTCACGACTTCGAGGAGTGGCAAGAGACAGTGTCGACGTTCCTGATCAACCTGGCCGCCGCTCCGGCCGAAAAGTCAGCCCGCTTCGCCTCAATGTCGCGACCTGAAATAGTCGTGAAGGAAAAGTGGTCGCGTCAGCTTGAAGAGTTCGCTAGGGCAGGTATTGATCGGATAGGAAGTAGTTCACCTTTGTAGCGAAGCACGCTCAGTACACTGCGGCGATCTATGTTTTTGCTTCCTGCGGGCACCATGAATATGCCGCCACTCTCATTGAACTGCCCATTTTCAATCAGCACTCTAAGACCTGCTTCACTGGCCTCGTGAAAAATTCTGTCCTCGGAGTTAAAAGTGTAGATGTATTGCCCTTTTTTTGACCCCATCTTGAATTTATATGGGTGGCAGATAAGACCCTTTCTGCTTATCCCAATCACGTCTTCCAGCAGCTCCAGCATACGAGCCCCCTCTAAAAGCCGGTCCTTGCTAGATATCAGTAATAGCTCACCGAAATCATAAACACCACCCAAAGTCGCATCCGGTCATCGAGGGCGGCGCCTATCTCATGACGACGTGCACTTCGTAGCCTTTCCCATTTGGCCAATCTTCACGGAGAACATCGATCACGCCGGAACCGGCGTCTGATGTTGCCGGCTGACCTGAAGTGATAGCTTTGGATATGGAGGCTGGAAGCTTGACGCCCAATGCTTTTTCCGAGAGGGCGTTCGATGCCCAGAGTAACGCCTTTGTTGCAGCATCTCTGGATTTTGGTTTGTTGTAATTTAGTACAAGCTTGACCTGGACCGGCGAAACGACACCTCCGTCTACGTAGTACGCGAGATTGTTGGGTGGTGAGCCAGACCCAATTTCTAGGTAATCACTTGAGCAACCCCATGTTCCGTCCTCTTGGTCCCGCCACGTGCCGCCCGGCAGGGATGAGCTCGTCAGCAACGAACATGCCTGTGATGGGCTAGTCACCGTCAGTTCGGCAAAACAGCTCACCGAGACAAGCAACAAAATCGGGGCAATAGCCAGCTTCCACATTTACAACTCCTTGATCCGGCTCCATGCCGGGCCGAACACAAATACCCCACTTCAACGAATCACGCCAGCCGGCGAGTCCGGTGCGTGACTGGAAAAAACCATGCACGTTCTGTTCTGCAACAACGGAAGCGACTCAAATCCGATGATTCAGCCGGCTCATGAAAAAAAGCTCCCAGACGTGCCTGTATTCCGATACGCGCTGATTGCCATCTGAATAGCCCGTACGCAGCTGAGCAAACGCAGGATTAAGATCTATCGAGAACTCTAAAATCCAAACTCTGTGCGGTGTTTCAGTAAATATTTTTGGTTGCCAACGGATAACTTGGCAATCCCGGAAAACTGATCAAGACCGAATGCCGCTCGATCGTGCTGACTCAGCCTGCTGCTCACTAATAGTGACCCGTCGTCTGCGAACGAGATTAGACCTCGATCAAACAGTCGATCAACATGAGCAGCAAGAAGGAGGCCATTATCAGGATCGAGTCTTGCCACATTGTCCGCCAGGCACCACGCTTCGATATGTGAAGCGACAAGTAAATCCTGGTTTTCAATACCCGTTAAAGCGCAGCGCCCTTGCCAGATGTTTAGAAGCGACGCTCGAAATTGCCCCTGACCCACCCTCGACTGCACGATTGATTCTCGTGTGGTCTTATCGACCTTCTTACCAGACGCCCCCTTAGTAATCAGCAGGTTGTCAAAATCTGCCAATTGACCGCTTGCTTCTAGCAAGAAGACGCCAGCGCGGGCAGGGAGGTGCGCCATGTAGATCTGAGTTAAGGTGCCATCCTTGGTGAACAGAGATGGGCTGGTCTGACTATCAAATTGATCCATGAACGCTACGGCTATCTCATCGCGCAGTATTGGCCGGTCCAGTTGTGTAAGATCAATATCGACGCGGTGCCCGTTGGCGCTCTCGCTCCAAGTATTGAATGAGCGGTTAGTCGGTCTCTCGGCGGCGAAGGCATCCGCGGTTGCTACAGCGATCGCGTATATCTGTTTGTCTTTACAGCAAAAGATGACGTCGCCCTTTTTCACTGCTCCGACATTGTTCCAATGAACCAAGGTCCTCTTCTTGCCATTGCTCTGTGGGGAGCTAAGCGGAGCCCAAAGGAAATTTCCTTCCAGGACCTCCTTGTGGGTGCCGTTAACATTTACCCAATAAAATTCCATTTAGCCTCCATGAGCGACCTTCGTACAAAGCATTATGGAGAATCACTCCGAATCTAAATCAGCCTGAATTCGGGCGGCAATTGATGGCGCCCAGTCCTGACCGGTGATTTGATACGTCGAACGCTTCTTGCTGACAATTCGAATCGAGTAACTATCTGCGGACTGCGAGACAGGAGTGACAAACAAACCGATGACCTCCCCCCAAGTGGCCATTCCGGCAGGTGCTTCGGATTTAATGACGCCAGCGCTTTTGTTTATTTCAACGATGGCCAAGCCTGAACTCATAGCACTCACAGAGGACTTCCACACCTCGTTGTAGGTTTTATTTCGTACTTCAACGGTCACCCCACTATCAGTGGGTTGAAGCCCGTCAATAGTAGAACAAGCAGCAACACCAAGGCACAACGCACCAACAGCTAATACCTTCGATACGGTTTTGATCATAAGAACACCCTCATCCATTAGATTGGAAATTCAAGAAGCTTTGCATTATTCAATTTTTGTAACCGGTTTGGCCTGATGCTGGCAACGAGCCGGAGCTTCGCATAATCCCGAGAAAAGAAAACCCCTCCCCCTTCAAAGTCAGCCGCTATAGCGGCAAGGACAGGTATTGCCCATGGAAACGATAAAGCTGATTCAGCCAGCGCCCGTCGTGCGCGACGAGGACGGCATGTTCCAACACCCGGATATGCCTGATTTTGATGAGGGCGATGAGGAAAAATGCAAAGCCTGGGTCGCTGATCAGGGGCTGCAGGTGAAAATGGTCGAGCTCGAATACCACAGCGACCAAACGATATCTGACCGCTACTTCGAAGCGGGTGATTCGGATTGCAGTTACTGGGAGCCAGACCGCCCAGAAGGCCACGGCTGGTTCTGCCTGGCGATCCACGACACTGACAATGGCCCGGTCTGCTGGTGGGCGCGCCGCGAGGTGACGCCATGAAGCTGACAGCAAAACAGCAAGCCGTCCTCGATGAGCTCTGCAAGGTCGGTCGGAAAAATGCGTACCTCTATCGGGACACCCAACCGTACCTGCACCAGAAGGACTGCGAGAAGCTGGCCTTGGGTGATCAGGCATGCGTGTTCGGCATGGGTGGCCTGACCTATCAGGTTGGGCACCGCCTCGGGATCGCAGCCCCATCCGTACTGAGCATCTTCAAAGCGCTTCGACGGAAAGGGCTGGTGATTCGTGAGGAGTCCTATCCGGATTACCAGCGACCGCGCTACTGGTGGCCGGTTGGATTGGCGGCCGAGCTCGCCGGCGAACTGTTGCCTGTCGGTGAGGTGACCCCATGATCGCCCTCGCCTGGTTCGCCTACGTGTACTGCTACAAGGGGCCGCGCTAAAGAGCCCACCCTGACCAGTTGCGGCCACTCAGCATTTCTCTGAAACAGCTGGCAGGGCGAACTGCTGAACCTTATTCGATCCAGCCTCACTCGTAAATCAGCTATTCCCTGATACCTCCCTTCCGACAGCAACTCAAAATCTACAACTCACAGCCTGCCGGTGAACGGCGGGCGAGGATAACTATTGCCATGCCAAACCATGTGACCAACAAGGTGCAAGCGCCTGCCCACGTCCTGAAGTCGCTGATCAATGAAAGCGGCAAGATCGATTTCAACACCATCTTTCCATTTGCGGGGCAGTTCCCTTGGGATGGAATCAGCGGACAGGCCGAGACCGCAGCGCAGGCAATCACCGCCCAGCCGCTCAACAATCACCCGCTGATCGCCGGCCTTGAAAGGCGAAACCGCGCAGAAGCCAACGTGATGCAACTGAGCGATGAGTGCTTCGAGCAGTTCATCCAAATGCTGCGCAACAAGAGATCTTGCGGACACTTCCACACTTTGGACCACGCCAGAGACGTATGGGGGACGAAGTGGAACGCCTATGACCAGGTCATTGACCTTGATGCCGGCGAGATTTCATTCGACACCGCATGGTCGTGCCCCATGCCACTCCTTAAAGAACTTTCAAAGCGGTATCCAGATGACGAGATAACGGTCCGGTATGCCGACGAAGACCTCGGCAGCAACTGCGGGACGGTGAGGCTCAAGGCCGGAGAGACCGTGTCTTTTGAGGTTGCCGGTAGCTGGGACGAAATGCGCGAGCAGGATCAGCAGCAGTGGACGGCCTGGGCGCGCGACTTAAAGGGTTGGCCAGAAGACGAAGAAGACGAATAACCCCACTCCCACCTTCTGCCGCCACGCGCGGCATGGAGCATCCTATGAAAAAAGAACTGATCAAGATCAGCGAGTTTCAGCGCCGGCGCTGGGGCGAAGGCGGCACCCCGCAATGCCCACAGGCAATCCGCAACCACATCCGGAACGGAATGGTACCCGGCGAGCAGATCGGCAAACTCTGGTACGTTGACTGGGCCGCATTCAGCCGCTCGAATGGCAACGATCTGGTCGCGATGGTATTGAAAGGAGCCGCATGATGGTGCCACGGCCGCGCAACCCTGGGAACAAGGGACTGCCGCAGAACCTGTACTTCGATGCACGGCGCTCGACCTATCGCTACCGGCGGCCTACCGACGGGAAGTGGTTTCCGTTCGGAGCCGACCGCCTCAAAGCGATTGATGCCGCGAAGCAGCTGAACCTTGAATTCATGCGAGGTGCCGACCTGGTCGGCGCCGTAATGAACAACCCCTCAGAATCGTTCGCCGGCTTCCTCGACACTTACGAGCGCGACGTCCTGCCGCCGCGTGAACTGGCCAAGGGCACCCTGGGCTTGTACGCCGTGCACTTCCGTCGCTTTCGCAAGCAGTTCGAAGGCAAGGCCGTGGACCAGATCACGATCCGCATGATCGCAGAGATGCTGGACGCCCTAACCCCGCGTACGGCCAACCAATGCCGGGCGCTGCTGGTCGACATTTTCAACCATGCCGCAGCCAAAGGACTGTGCCCGGACAACCCGGCCGCCAGCACGATCAATCGCATCGAGAAGAAGCAGCGCAAGCGCCACACCGTTGAAGGCCTGAAAGCCATCAGAGAGAAAGCACCGGCCTGGCTGCAGAACGCAATCGACCTGGCCCTGATCACCGCCCAGCGCCGCACCGATATCCTCGACATGCGATTCGACGGGGTGCGTGAGGGGTTTCTCTATCTGGTGCAGAAGAAAACCGCAAAGGCCAGTGACGCGGCGTGGATTCGGTTTCGAGTGACGTCAGAGTTACAGGCGGTCATCAGCCGATGCCGTGACGACACAGCATCACCTTACCTGGTGCATCGAAAGCCAGAGCGCCGGAAACAGAAACAGGCTCAGACCAAGGACCACTGGACGAAGGTTGAGGAACGGTATTTGACGCGTGCATTCAAGGAAGCCAGGGAGGCGGCGAACTGCTACGCGGGATGGAAGGAAGAAGAGATGCCGGGCTTCCACGAAGTGCGAGCGCTGTCACTGCACCTGTACAAGAAAGCCGGAAAGGACGGGCAGAAAATTGCAGGTCATGCGAGCGAGGGCATGACCAAAAACTACCAGCGCGATCACGAGGAAGTCATCTGGTCCGAGGCAATTCCGGACCTGAATATCAGCGAAATCACCGGGTAG